GATGTAAAAGTAGACATTAAATCGGGTGAGATACAGCCTAATGAGCCTGTTAAGGAAAATTAGTATTGGAAAAGACTATAAAAATGACGCCATGCATTATTCTGTTGGACAGGAAGTGTATGGTGGTCATACTATAGTTAATATTATAGAAGAGGAAGAAAAGTATTCTATCTATATTCAAAAGGGTAATGATATTATACCCTGGAAAGATTTTAATAAAAATATGGCAATAGCCATTGAATATAATATTGATTACTAATGAATGGGGTTTTTGATTTTGTTGTAATGCCAAAAGAAAATAGGTATAATAACACAAAAACAATCGAAGGCACAGAGTTGATATTAAACACAGATTTACAAAACCACAATTTTGTTTCAAGAGTTGGGGTTGTTATAGCTACGCCAAATCCAAATACGACAGGTGTACGTGAGGGAGATGAAGTTATATTACATCACAATGTATTTAGAAGGTTTAGAGACATAAGAGGTGAAGAGAAGAATAGCAGAAGCTATTATAAAAACAACATGTATTTTGTTTCGCCTGGTCAAATATTCGCCTATAAGCGAATGATAAAATGGATACCCCTTGATGGTTTTAACTTTGTTAAGCCAATAAAAGAAGACAAAATGTTTTCTATTGACTTTGAAAAACCATTAGTAGGCATACTTAAATATAAAGACCCAAGCTTAAAGGAAGTTGAAGAAGGTGATTTAGTTGGTTTTAAACCAGGTGCTGAATATGAGTTTTTAATTAACAAAGAAAAATTATATCGTGTTCCAACAAATTTAATTACAATCAAATATGAATATCAAGGAAACGAAGAAGAATATAATCCAAGCTGGGCAAAGAGCAGTTGAGGAATTAATTAAAGTAGCTAAAGAACCTATAGTCGATTCAGATGACGATATATCTGCTGATAGACTTAAGAATGCGGCTGCTACAAAAAAGCTAGCCATATTTGATGCGTTCGAAATATTAACACGTATTCAAGAAGAAGAAGCTATACTTGAAAATAAACCTGTAATTGAAGAAAAGAAAAAAACTTTTTCAGGTTTTGCAGAAAGAAGATCTAAATAATGTACGAGCAAAATTTATATAGAGTAGAAACTCCTATAAAAGCTAATACAATAGCTAGATTAAATAAATCAAAAAAGTGGAGATACGGTTATAACAAAGAACATGATGTTGTAGTTATAAGCAAGACTGGGCAAATCGGTGATATATATAATATTCAAAATTTAAGAATTGCATTACCAAAAACCCCGGCTAAAATAGATAAATCACAGGATAAATGGGTTGCAGATGAATACCCTAAAGAATTAAAGCGAATACAAAGTGTTTTTGATTGGCGAGAATATCCAGATGATTTTAAAGAAAAATGGGAACCCTATATAGATGAACAATTTAAACGCAGAGAAGAAGGCCATTGGTTCAATAATAAAGGCGTGGCTACTTACATTACTGGCACTCACTTTATGTACTTGCAGTGGAGCAAGATTGACGTTGGGAAGCCAGACTTTAGGGAAGCAAACAGACTATTCTTTATATTCTGGGAAGCTAGTAAAGCCGACCCACGATCTTATGGAATGTGCTATCTTAAAAACCGTCGTTCAGGATTTTCATTTATGTCTTCGGCAGAAACCGTTAATTTGGCAACAATTACATCAGATGCACGGTATGGTATCTTGTCAAAGTCTGGAGCCGATGCTAAAAAGATGTTCACAGATAAAGTTGTACCAATATCCGTTAACTACCCCTTCTTTTTCAAACCCATTCAAGACGGTATGGATCGCCCCAAAACCGAGCTTGCCTATAGAATTCCAGCCAGTAGACTCACTAGAAAATCCATCCAAAATAAACAAGACCAGGAATTACTTGAAGGATTGGACACCACGATCGACTGGAAGAACACGGGGGATAACTCCTACGATGGGGAGAAGCTCAAGCTCCTCGTACACGATGAGAGTGGGAAATGGGAAAGACCCGATAATATCCTCAACAACTGGCGCGTCACTAAAACTACACTAAGATTAGGTAGTAGAGTTATTGGTAAATGTATGATGGGTTCAACATCAAACGCTTTAGACAAAGGTGGAGAGAACTTTAAAAAACTTTATAATGACTCAGACGTTACAAAAAGAAACCGCAATGGACAAACTAAGTCAGGATTATATTCTTTGTTCATACCTATGGAATGGAATTACGAAGGATTCATTGATGATTATGGAATGCCTGTATTCGAAAACCCACCAGAAGATTGTGTTGGCCCACACGGAGACGTTATCGAAGTCGGGGTTATTGAGCACTGGGATAATGAGGTTGAAGGATTAAAAGGCGACCAGGACGCTTTAAATGAGTTTTATAGACAGTTTCCGCGAACAGAGGAGCATGCGTTTAGAGATGAAACTAAAAATAGTATATTTAATTTAGTAAAAATATACGAACAAATAGATTATAACGAAGATTTAAAAAGCACGGGAGTTGTTACAACTGGAAGCTTTAGCTGGGAGCACGGTATAAAAGATACTAAAGTAATGTTCTCACCAAACCCAAATGGAAGGTTTAGAGTGTCGTGGGTACCACAGCCAGGATTGCAAAATAAGCAAATAATAAAAAATGGCATAAAATACCCGGGTAATGAACACATAGGTGCATTTGGGTGTGATAGTTATGATATATCAGGAACTACAGACGGGCAAGGTTCTAAAGGATCTTTGCATGGGTTAACAACATTTAGTTTAGAAGACGCCCCTGCGCATACATTTTTTTTAGAATATGTAGCAAGGCCACAAACAGCTGAAATGTTTTTTGAAGATGTATTAATGGCTTTGGTATTTTATGGAATGCCAATACTTGCTGAAAACAATAAGCCTCGTTTGCTTTATTATTTAAAAAGACGAGGTTACCGCGGTTACTCAATGAATCGCCCTGATAAAATATATAATAAACTATCTGTAGCAGAAAAAGAAATAGGTGGTATACCTAACTCAAGCGAAGATATAAAACAAGCTCACGCCGCTGCTATTGAAACGTACATACAAAATTACGTTGGTATTAAAGCTGATGGGCAATATGGGACGTTGTATTTTAATAGAACTCTTAATGATTGGGCTAAGTTTGATATAAACAAAAGAACAAAATTTGATGCCGCTATTAGCTCAGGTTTAGCTATTATGGCTTGTAATAGACATTTATATCGCCCTAATGCACAAATACAAAAACCGAAGTTAAATTTAAGCATTGCAAAATACAAAAACACCGGTGCAATATCCAAAATAATAAAATAAACATATGGCTGAGTCAGTTATAAAAAGTTTTTTTCCAAGCCAGGTTGCGAGCGACGCTGAGAAAATGTCCTCGGAATATGGGTTAAGAGTTGGTAGAGCTATTCAAGATGAGTGGTTTAAATCAGACTCTGGTACTACACGGTTTAGAAGTAATCAAAATACATTTCATAATTTAAGATTATATTCTAGAGGGGAACAAGGTATTCAAAAATACAAAGATGAATTATCTATTAATGGCGATCTGTCTTATTTAAATTTAGACTGGAAGCCAGTCCCTATTATACCTAAGTTTGTAGATATTGTAGTTAATGGTATATCTGAAAGAGCGTTTGATATAAAAGCATATACACAAGATCCTTATGGTGTAGAAAAAAGAACCAGGTATATGGAAGCTATCATTCGTGATATGCAAACTATGGAGCTTAACCAATTTGTTGAGCAAGAATTTGGCATTAATTTATTCGAATCAGATCCCGACAAACTGCCAGAGTCACAAGAAGAATTAGAAGTTCACATGCAGCTATCTTACAAGCAAGCTGTAGAAATGGCAGAAGAGCAGGCTATTGAGACTTTGTTAAATGGTAACCATTATGATTTAACAAAGAAAAGGATTATATATGATATAACAACTATTGGTATTGGAGCTGTAAAAAATTATTTTTCAAAATCGGAGGGTGTTGTTGTTGATTATGTAGATCCCGCTAATTTAGTTTGGTCTTATACAGAGTCACCTTATTTTGATGATATATATTATGTAGGGGAAGTAAAATCTATTCCTTTAAATGAGCTTAAAAAACAATTTCCTGATTTAACAGATGAAGATTTAGAATCAATATCAAAACAGGGTTATCAAAATAACGGCTTTTACGATAGAACAATAACAAATTACGATAGATCCGATAGCAATACGGTACAGATACTTTACTTTAATTATAAAACTTACATGAACGAAGTTTATAAAGTTAAAGAAACTGCTACTGGTGCAAGTAAAATACTTGTTAGAGATGACCAATTTAATCCGCCTGTAGACGAACTAGAAAAGAAATTTGGGAAACTATCAAGATCTTTAGAAGTTTTATATGAAGGAGTTTTAGTATTAGGCACTAATTACTTGCTTAAATGGGAAATGGCAAAAAATATGATGCGCCCTAAAAGCGATAGTTCTAAGGTTTTAATGAATTACAGCATTACAGCACCTAGAATGTATAAAGGTAAAATAGAATCTTTGGTATCCAGAGTTACTGGTTTTGCTGATATGATACAGCTTACGCATTTAAAACTACAACAAGTTATGTCAAGGATGGTGCCAGATGGTGTATATCTTGACGCTGATGGGTTGGCCGAAATAGATTTGGGTAATGGAACTAATTACAATCCGCAGGAGGCATTAAACATGTTTTTCCAAACTGGTTCTGTAATAGGTAGATCGTTTACACAAGATGGGGATATGAACCCAGGCAAAGTGCCTATTCAGGAAATAACAAGCGGTAGTGGTGGCAATAAATTACAAGCATTAATTAGCACATATAACTATTATCTGCAAATGATCCGTGATGTGACCGGGTTAAATGAGGCTCGCGATGGCAGTATGCCAGACGCAAAAGCTCTTGTTGGTGTGCAAAAAATAGCAGCGGCTAACAGTAATACAGCTACAAGGCATATTATGGAAGGTGGTTTATTTATAACATCTCAACTCGCTGAATGCTTATCGTTAAGAGTATCTGATATTATAGAGTACTCACCAACAAAAGAAGCGTTTATACAAAAAATAGGCGCCCACAATGTAGCTACGCTTTCTGAAATGGAAAACTTACACCTGTATGATTTTGGCATATTTATAGAGTTAATGCCCGACGAGGAAGAAAAAGCTATGCTTGAAAACAATATACAAACAGCACTTTCTGCTGGTTTAATTGATTTAGACGATGCAATTGATATACGAGATATTAAAAATCTTAAATTAGCTAATCAATTGTTAAAAATAAGACGTAAGCAAAAGCAAGAACGAGATCAACTAATGCAGCAGCAAAATATTCAGGCTCAATCTCAAGCAAACGCACAGGCACAAGAAGTTGCAGCAGCAGCCGAGGTACAAAAGAATCAAGCTTTAACATCTCAAAAAGCTGAGCTAATGCAGATGGAGAATCAATTTGAATTACAAAAACTCCAAGCTGAAGTTATGGCTAAAAAAGAGCTAATGGCTCAAGAGTTCCAATACAATATGCAGCTTAAGGGCATAGAGGTTAATGGTCAAAGCGCAAAAGAACAAGAAAAAGAAAATAGAAAAGATCAAAGAACTAAGCTCCAGGCTACTCAGCAAAGCGAGCTTATAGAGCAGAGAAAAAACAATACGCCACCTAAAAATTTCGAATCTAGCGGAAACGATATAATTGGCGGAGGGTTTGACTTAGGAACCTTTGAACCTAAGTAATAATAGTAATGTATAATTATATAATATTTTATCATGTCAGAAAACCAAGAAGAAGTTCTTGAGGTTCAAGAAGAAACCCAAGAGCAACCAGCAACTGAAAATGAAGTTGTTGAAGAAAAACCCACAGGACCTGTAACTCAGGACGAAGAGGGGACAATAAAAATTAATTTATCAGATTTAAATAAGCCAGAAGAAAATGCCGTTCAAGAGCAAAGCGCAAATGACAGCGATGCTGCTGTCGGAGAATCCGAAGACACGCCAGACGGCGAAGAAGTGGTTGAAGAAGTACGGGACGCCGAAGAAGAAGAAGTAGTATTAGAGGAAGTAACCGAAGAAGAGGTTGAAGAACAGGCTCAAGAAATACAAGAAGAAGTTGAAGCAGCGGTAGCTGAGTCAAATGAAACAGGAGTCGAGCTTCCTGAAAATATTCAAAAAGTTGTGGACTTTATGAATGATACAGGTGGGTCTTTGCAAGATTATGTTAAATTAAACACAGATTATTCCACATTAAATGAATCGCAGTTAATTCGTGAATTTTACGAAACAACTAAACCTCATTTAGATAAAGAAGATATTGATATTCTTATGGAAGACTTTTCATATGATGAAGAGTTAGACGAGCCGAAAGATATTAGAAAAGCAAAAATAGCTTTTAAAGAAGAGGCTGCAAAAGCTAAAAAGCATCTTGAGAGTTTAAAAAATCAATATTACGAAGAAATTAAAGCTGGATCAAAATTAAATCCAGATCAACAAAAAGCGGTAGAGTTCTTTAACCGCTATAATAAAGAACAAGAACAAACAAAAAGTATTGCTGAAAAGCAAACAAAAATATTTTTGCAAAAAACCGATAATGTTTTTAACAAGGATTTCAAAGGTTTTGAATATTCCGTGGGGGACAAAAAATATCGGTTTAATGTTAAAGATAAAGAGGGTATAAAAGAAAACCAAAGTAACATCAATAATTTCGTTAAGAAGTTCTTAAATGAAAACAATGAGATGAAAGACGCTAAAGGTTATCATAAAGCCCTATTTACAGCAATGAACACTGACGCTATTGCAAATCATTTTTATGAGCAAGGCAAAGCTGATGCGATGAAACAAAGTATAGCTAATTCGAAGAACGTGGATATGGGGCCAAGAGGGACTCATGAAAAAGTCACTACTTCAAACGGCTGGACAATTCGTGCAGTGCCAAGCAATAACATAAGTGGATCAAAGCTAAAGATTAAAAAACGATAATTAACCATTAAAAATTAATAAAATGGCATTTGCAACATCGCCAACCTCGTTGGCAAACTTAAGTCACTTAACTCCACGCCCTATTAAAGGGTTGTTCGGTGACAACTATCTTTCTGTAGGAGAGATGGATTTTACACAACAATTTCTACCTGAAGTATACGAAAAAGAAGTAGAGCGTTTTGGAAACAGAACTATCTCTGGATTTTTACGTATGGTTGGGGCAGAAATGCCTATGGCTTCTGACCAAGTAGTATGGTCTGAGCAGGGTAGACTACATATCGCTTACGATGACGTTTCTGTAGTAGATACAACTAACCTTACATTTCCAGCTGGTCACTTAATTGGCCCAGGAATGACAATTGTTGTTTCAAAAGGATACGTAACTCAAAAAGCTTATGTAAAAGCTGTAGTAGGACAAAACGTAGAAGTAGACACTTACGGTGAAGTATCAGGGATTACAGTTACTGGTGACGACGTAAAAGTATTCGTTTACGGTTCTGAATATGCTAAAGGTAGCAAGCAAGCTGGTAATTCAATTGATGCTTCTTTCACAACTTTCAACAACAAACCAATTATTCTTAGAGATAAGTATAATGTAAATGGTTCTGACGTTGCTCAAATTGGTTGGGTAGAAGTAACTACTGAAGCTGGAACTTCTGGATACCTATGGTACTTAAAGTCTGAGCACGAAGCTCGTATCCGTTTCGAAGATCAACTTGAAATGGCTATGGTAGAAGCAGAAAAATCATTAAACATTGACGGATCAACAAGAGAGATTGCTAGCGACGCTTCATTTGGAGGTGGCCCAATCACTGGTTCTGACGGTTTATTTTCTGTACTTGAGACTCGTGGTCTTGTATACAATGACGCTGACTTTGCTGCCGTTGGTGGTGTAGGTTTAGCGGAGTTTGATACTATTTTGGCTGAGCTTGATAAGCAAGGGGCTATCGAAGAAAACATGCTTTTCTTAGACAGAGCTACTTCTTTGTCAATTGACAACATGCTTGCTCAACAAAATTCTTACGGCGCTGGCGGTACATCTTATGGTGTATTTGACAACTCGGAAGATATGGCATTAAACTTAGGCTTCTCAGGATTCCGAAGAGGTTCTTATGACTTTTACAAAACAGATTGGAAATATCTCAACGACTCTGTAACAAGAGGATTAGTTGCGGATGTAGAAGGTGTTTTAGTACCAGCAGGAACTTCAACAGTTTATGATCAACAATTAGGAAAGAATATCTCACGACCATTCTTACACATTCGCTACAGAGCTTCTGAAGCTGATGACCGTAGATTGAAGTCTTGGGTGACTGGATCAGTTGGTGGTAATTTTACAAGTGACGTTGACGAAATGAATGTTCATTTCCTTTCTGAAAGAGCGTTATGCGTACAAGCTGCTAACAACTTTGTATTGCTGAAAGCTACACAAGCTCCAGCATAGTTTTAATGTAGTAATTACCCTCGTTGAATTTACGGGGGTAGTTATTACTCTTATTAATATTTTTATTTTATTATATCATGGCAAAAGCAAAAGAACCTACGGTAGATGTATCGTGGGAAATAAAAGATAGATTATATACGCTTAAAAATAATAAGCGTCCATTAGTATTTACAATTCCATCAAGGCATAGTCAAAAAAGACCGCTGCTTTGGTTTGATGAAAAAGTAGGTCACCAAAGAGAATTAAAATATGCGACAAATCAACCAAGCCCATTCGTTGATGAGCATAAGGGACCAGCGACATTAGGAAGAATTGTAATGAGAGATGGAGCACTACGTGTTCCAAAAGAAAACCAAGTTTTACAAAAACTATTGTCTTTATATCATCCATTTAAAGACGAGGTTTATGAAGAATACAAACCTCAACAACAAGCCGCAAGTCAATTAGATTGGATTGAAGCGGAAATCGAAGCGCTTAACTTAGCTAAATCGTTAGATGTAGATCAACTTGAAGCTATTTTAAGAGTTGAATTTGGAAATAAAGTTAACGAGTTATCTAGCAGTGAGTTAAAAAGAGATGGTCTTTTGCTTGCGAAAAGAAAACCTGTTTTATTTGTAAATTTAGCTTCTGATGAAAACGTTGAACTTCGTAATTTTGGTATTAAAGCGGTTGAAGCTAAAGTTATAAAGTTATCAGCCGACCAAAGAACTTTCACATACGGAGAAGGCGGTAGAAAACTTATGACAGTTCCATTTGATGAAAACCCATATTCAGCATTAGCTGCTTGGTTTAAAACAGATGATGGCGTTGAAGTTTACAAAGCAATTAAAAAAAGACTTAAATAGTTACTCATAGTGGTTAAGCCATCTTATGGGTGGCTTAATTACTATAAATAAAAAATATGAGCGTAAGTATAGATACTGTTTATCAAAGGGTACTTGGTATACTCAATAAAGAACAACGAGGGTATGTTACGCCTCAGGAATTTAATTTATTTGCAAATCAAGCACAACTAGATTTATTCGAGCAATATTTTTATGATATAAATCAATTCGGTAGAATACCCGGCAACGATACGGAGTATTCTGACATGTTAGATATACTAAACAAAAAAATAGCTCCTTTTGAAACACAGCGGGATTTGGTATATTCTTCAGGTAAATTCTTTTTACCAGCAGATATGTATCGTTTAGGCACAGTTATATACACTAATATAACAACTAAAGATTTATATCCTTCGCCAACTCAACCCGCAAATTACCCAGCCAATGACCCTGTTGTTTATAGACAAGAAATTAAAGAGCAAATTGAGGCAGAAAGGATAAATAAAAATGAATTTTTATATATAAATTCCTCTCCGCTTACAAAGCCAAAAAATACATTACCCATTTACACAAGCACAGATGGTAATATAAATGTATATGGTGATGCCGAAATTACTAGCGAAGTGTCATGTACGTATATAAAGAAGCCTGCTAAAGTTGAATGGAAATACCAAATGGTTTATGGCGAGGCATTATATGACGCAACTTATTCTGTAGATTTTGAATTAGACGAATCAGAAGAAACTGAATTAGTTATGAAAATTTTACAATTAGCTGGGCTAGTTATAAAAGACGTGCAGATATATCAAATTGCAGCTGGCGAAGAAGTAAGAAATACACAACAAGAAAAAGCATAATAGATGGGATTATTAACGCAAAATAACGAACAATACTATCTAGGTCCTGATGGCATATGGAACAGTTTTGATGAAAACTACGGTGACTATCAATTTGTTTCAATAAAAGATATTATCAATAATTTTATAATATCTTACGTAGGGCAAGATAAGCTTATAACAAAGTTAAAAAGAACAGATGTAGCCTTCCATGCACAGCGTGGGTTACAAGAGTTAAGTTTTGATATTTTGCCTTCATCAAAATATATAGAAATAGAAGTTGGCCCTACATTAAACGCGGTGCTACCACAAGACTATGTTAACTATATAAAAATATCTAGAGTAGATGAAAATGGTATAGAAAAAGTATTGTATCCAGCATCTAAAACAGGTGACCCTTTACCAATACTACAAGATCATAATTTTCAATATTTGTTTGACGAACAAAATAGAGAAATAATAAAAGGTAATCCGTCTGAAACATCCAAAAGATTTACAGCAACCGGAAACAGCAATTCAAATGAAAATGTTAATAATAATGATTTATTAAGATTACATCATTATGGCAGAAGATATGGTTTGGACCCTCAACACGCCCAAGCAAATGGTTTATTTTATATAGACCCCATAAAAGGGCTAATACATTTTAGTTCAAACATTGTAAACCAAGTTATTACTTTAAGATATATATCTGACGGGTTGGCTACTGACGAGGAATCTAAGGTACATAAGTTAGCTGAGGAGGCATTATATAAATATATTGCTTATGCTGTAATATCTACACGACCTACAGTGCCAGAGTATATCGTACAAAGATATAAAAAAGAGTTAAGGGCTGCTAAAAGAAATGCAAAGCTAAGGCTGTCAAACATTAAATTAGAAGAGATAACGCAAATAATGCGTGGAAAATCTAAGCAAATAAAACACTAAAATATGCCTGAAGTTGTAAGAACCTTCCAATTAGGGAAGATGAATACAGATCTTGATGAAAGGCTTGTTCCAAACGGCGAGTATAGAGACGCTTTAAATATACAAGTGTCAAGCTCAAATACAGCTGATGAAGGGGCAGTCGAAAACATTGAAGGAAATGCTGAAGTAAGAAATCAAACTTACAGCCTGGCAACAGGCATAGGTACACTTTGGCCTAATGATTTTTTACCGCCAGACGCTACTTGTGTCGGTATTATTGCTGATAATACCACGGAAAAAATATATGCGTTAATAACCTCTTCTTTATCTGACGCTATATATGAATTTGATCAACCCACCCAAGTTATATCACCTATATTGGTAGACACTGCAGATGTGTTAAAATTTGATAAAGACAGATTAATAACAGGTATAAACGTCCTGGAGGGTATATTGTTTTTTACAGATAATCAAAACGAGCCTAAGCAGATTGATATAAATTTATTTAAAAATTCTGCTCCAAATTTTATAACGCATTCACAAATATACGGCAGAGATTTTATAGAGCAGGATATTACTGTAATTAAAAAATCGCCTTTAACTGCGCCAAGTATAGAACTGCTTACTTCTTTTAGAGATGAACCCACTAATTTTACATTTAGTTATGACTTCTTAACTACGGATGATCAAGGAAATGTAATACCGTTGCCCGTAGGCACAACAATTACAGTTAATAGTAATATTATACCAAATCTAAGAGAAGGCGATACGGTTGAGATAACAGCAACCGACACAGACCCAACAACAGGGGAATCTATAGATATACAAATAAGATTGCAGGTGGTGGCTGATGTGTTTACAACATCGTTTGATATGGTTGTTGCTAATCAACCTGAAAACGTGCCGTCGGGAACATTGTTATGGGCGGCTGATTTAGTTGAGCCACCAGGCGTTTTTCAATTTGAATTTGTAAGGTTTGCTTATAGATGGAAATATAATAATAATCAATACTCGACTTTTTCCCCCTTTAGCGAAGTCGCTTTTAAACCGGGTGATTACGAATGGAACACCTTAAAGGGTTTTAATTTAGGTATGGTAAATCAAATTAAAAAGCTTGTTTTAAGTGGCTTTGAGGAACCGCCTTCGGATGTAACGGATATTGAAATATTATATAAAAATGATCAAAGCAATAGCATATATTCTGTTGATAATATAAAAGATTACAATACAGAATACGAACTAGATACGGAATTAATATTTAAGCAGATAGAGGCTAACCAAATATTAAGACCATGGGATAATGTTCCTAGATATTCTTTAGGTCAAGAGATTAGTGCTAATAGATTAGTATATGCTAACTATGTGCAAAACTACGATATGGGATTTGAGCCTATGCCACGATTGCAGGTTTTAGCAGGCTCTGAAGAGTTTGGTGAAAATATTTCAAAACCCTCAATAAAAACATTAAGGACATATCAATTAGGGGTTGTTTACCAAGACGAGTATGGTAGACAATCGCCAGTATTTTCTTCTGAAAACGCTTCAGTTGCGCTTGATAAGGAATATGCTGTTGATCAAATGTTTTTTAATGCTACTATGCAGAGCAACCCTCCTTCTTGGGCTACACATTTTAAATATTTTATAAAAGACGCGGCTGGGCCATACTACAATTTAGCAATGGACCGCTATTATTTAGCTGAAGATGGTAATGTTTGGATAAGCTTTCCGTCGGCAGATAGAAATAAAGTAACAGAAGAAACTTTTTTAATACTTAAGAAAAGACACAGCAGCCCTGACCCGGTAACAGATGAAGCTAGGTTTAAAATTATAGCTATATCTAATGAAGCACCATTGTTTTTAAAAATACGAAAGGTACAGGTTGGTAATTCTCAAACGTTGGATGGTTTTAAAGATGGTTCGGGAACATATAGTTATTTACCTCAACCAGATTTTGTAACCTTTGATTTTAAAAAATCAACTTGGGAAGACTCTGGTTTAGAAGGTACAGAAACTAAGTCTGGTTTAGTCGTGCAGTTTTTCTCTTCTAATGAAAAATCGGATCAATACGATATTGCGTCTATATCATTAGTTAACAACCCAGATAGATATAGAATTCAAGTTGAAGGCAGATTTCAAGATGATATTGAAGAAGTTGTTGGGACGGTTGACGCCCCTAAAACAGGCGTTGGATTTTCAATTTTTCAGAAAAAAGAAGAAAACAAACCTGAGTTTGAAGGAAGGTTTTTTGTTAAGCTATTTAGAAATAACGATTTAAATAACAATATATTAACACAAGATAACCCTGAAAATTTTTCTATACAGTCAGTAATTAGGAATGTTAGAAATACAAGAGTATTAGCGTATAACGAATATGATCATTGGAGATATGGTAGTGGTGGTGTTAGAGGAGGCTGGCAAATTGATAACTCCAATGTTTATAGACCGAAAGACGCACCTGACCCCGGATATGGAATTAAAGTTGGGGCAACGAAAATAACAATATCTTACCATGGAGAGAAATTTAGTGGATTAGGTGAAACTAGCGGTACTTCTCAATACGCTACATTTGTATCCGCTCTTAAAGAGCCTGGTGCTAAGATAAGATTTACAGACGACCCAGATCAAACCGTTTATACAACTACAGGTGTTAAGCTGTATAGCATTAGAAACTTTGACAAAAGTTGGTCATCTGACAGTGGATGGGGCTCAAATAAAAGAGCTAGATTTGATTTAACTCTAGATAAAGCAATTGTTTGGTCGCCAGAACCAGGGCTGCCATTAAATTCACGCAGAAACAATCAAAGTAGTGATGTTACGTCTATTGAACTTTTAAGTGCTTTCACAGAGGAGTCTGCTTTTACAAGTGATAATCCGGCCATATTTGAAACAGAGCCAAAAGAAACGGCGGACTTAGATATTTATTGGGAGGCAAGCAACGCTTTACCCATAAGTGATCATGGTAACCCTGTGCAATTATCTTATTTCAATTCTTTTAATTTTGGTAATGGAGTAGAATCTAATAGAGTAAGAGATGATTTTAATTCACCAACAATAGCAAAAGGAGTAAAAGCATCAGCACCTCTTGACGAGCCTTATGAGCAAGAACATAGAGGAAGTGGGTTAATATTTTCGCAAATATTCAACTCTAGGGCTGGCATAAACAGACTTAATCAGTTTATACAAGCATTACCTATAACGAAAGATTTAAATCCTTTATATGGCTCCATTCAAAAGCTATATTCAAGATCTAAAGACGGTGATTTAATAACATTATGTGAAGATAAGTCTTTAAAAATACTAGCAAACAAAGACGCTTTATTTGAAGCAAACGGCAATGCGCAATTAGTAAGCAATAATAAAGTATTAGGCCAAGCTGTTCCGTATAATGGGGAATTTGGTATAAGTAAAAACCCAGAGTCGTTTGTTCAATATGGATTTAGATCATATTATACAGATAAGAATAGAGGGGTTGTACTAAGGCTATCTGGTGACGGCTTGGAAGAAATATCAAGATATGGTATGGGTGATTTCTTTTCAGATAACCTAGCCAATACGGATAAAATAATTGGAAGTTTTGATAGCTCAAAAGGAACATATAATTTAACATTGGATTTAACTGATGAATGGTTAAATAAAACTGGCGATTCTAAAACTACCATATCGTTTAAAGAATCTATGAATGGATGGGAATCGCGTAAGTCATTTATATTTGAAAACGCGGTTACTCTAAATAATATATACTATTCAATAAAAGCTGGAAGAATTTGGCAGCACGAAGCTAACTCGTTATATAATAATTTTTATGGCATACAATATAACAGTTCATTAACTTTAATAGAAAACACAGAGCCAACAACGGTAAAAGGTTATAAAACTATTAACTACGCCGGCTCACAAGCAAAAGAATATTTTTATTTAGCTAGTGGCAAAGGTAATGAAAGATTTTCTATACAGCAAATACAGGCAAATAATTTAATGCCTGTTCAGCAAAATGATATAGACGGTTGGTATGTTGAAAGTATAAAAACAGATTTACAAGAAGGTACTGTTGATTATTTTGTAAACAAAGAAGGTAAGTGGTTTAATAATATAAAAGGTATACCAACTTATTTTAATACAAACGCAGATACAAATGTTGATTCACAAGAATTCACTGTACAGGGCATAGGGCGAGCCGATGAAATTATTGCCCCGCCTGTAACTGAGTTTGATGTTAATATATTTGTAGACCAAAGCTGTTCGCAGGAAATATTACCCCCAACAGCAGATGATATGAATTATACCGTAGTTGAAGATTGTAATCCGGGTTGTGCTATATTGCAACTTGCTGCGTTAGACCCAAATACAGAATTTTAATATGGCATTAACTTATATACTTGTAGAAGACGCGACCACGGGAGGTCAGATTGCATCTTTTAATACCAATACAGGGCAAGTGGCATTTGTACCAGACCCTAATTTTAATGGTAGCGCGGGTTATTTTACTTATAAAGTAAACAATGGGTATTTTGATAGCGATATTGCAACAGTAAACATAAATGTTACATCTGTCAACGATGCGCCCAACATAACCACAACGCCACCAAGCCAAACATATACTGTAGGCGACCCCTATAGCTATTCACCTATACTAGCAACAGACCCTGATCATACGCAAGATGAACTAGTTTGGTCACTTATAGGCGCCCCGTCTTGGATTAATTTATCAACAACAGGCGAAGGATTTACAGGAACAGCTTCATTGGCAGACGACGGGTCTGGTGTAAGAGAGGGTAATTTCACGTTTACTATTAGAGTAACGGATGGAGGCGATCCTCTTTTATATGACGAGCAGGAAGTTACTATAGGCGGGCTTGTGCCAACAATAGATACATATTTTAAAATTATATTTGATAGCTCAGGTTCAATGGGCACAACAGAATCAAAGTTAGAAAGAGACTTAAGGGGTGACGGCGTAACAGACGCATATAATGATTGTACATGCTTAAAATCATATTTGCAAGATTTTTACGCGTCAGGCGGAACACAAGGTCAAGGTAACAACGACACATCAACCAATGGATCAGATGAGTTCGATAGCAAGGTTTCAATAGTTAGCAATGGGGCTGAGCGCCCATTTTATTGGCTAAATAATTTAAATAATGGATTTGGCACAACACAATTTCCTAATGCGGATACGGTAAACATGCTAGTATTTACTGACGAAAACAGTAATGCCGGCGTTCCTTATAATTCATATACGCCAAGCAACTCGGTGCCCAATTCCACGTCAATGACTTATTTAACTAACCTAAAAAGCAATATAGATTCTTTTTCAGGGAACTATAGAGGAATTTTATTTGCTGTTAACCCAGGTAGTATTGATGGAAGAGGTGTAATGCAGACAATGTACGATGTTTTAAATGAAAGCACCGGAAGTAGTTTTGAGCTACAAAGTAATTCATTATTAAATTACACGAGCCAAGTTTCAATAGGAAACCCAGTTGATCAAAATCAAATGTTTGGTTACGTTTTAATAGATGACGGCAATACCACTCCTGGTTATTATACAGAAATAGTAGTTAATGCTTTAATAGATGCAGGATATAGTATAGCTCCTTACTGTGGAGGAAGTGAAATACCTTAATAAATATGGCTATAAATAATATTACAATAACAAATATAACATTCAAGGCGAAAGAAAACGAAACGTTTACTGATGCGTATGGGGCTAGCTCTGTTGTTTTAACACTAACACCAGATCAAGGGTACACTATAGACGCTAATGATTTTTCTATTATTGAGCCGCTGCCTAGTTATTTTACAAATAACCCTGCGCCTACTTTTGAACAGGCTGGCATTAATATATTGCTTACTTTGCATTTCGCGAGTAACGCTGCTATGCCTGAACCTGGTAATAATATAGATATACCAATATGTCTAAACGGTAAAGCGTTTAGCGCTGCGTTCACATTAAACGGGACAGTGGAATATAAAACTGGCGCCAACATTACTCCTCAGCCATCATTAACAGCATACACTGTGGCGGGAAATGAAGGTGAAACAAAACAAGCTTTTTCAAGAAGCGTAGAGGCTAATTCTGGTTATAGGTTTTTAAACGATCCTCAAATTACGCAAACACAAGGAGATACATCAAGCTATAGCAATGCTTCTGAAATTAAAGAATATTGGGACCAAAACCAGACACAGCTTAAAAAAGTAACCTTTTCAACGGATTATACATTTAATAATGCTAGTGTAACAGGTGATTATTTTAAAATATATGGCGAAACAGTTCCTATTGGGGCAATAGACCAATGTATATCTGGCTATAGTATTAATACCGGTAATATAGGCGCTAATGGCGATATAAGAACAATGACCGTATTTGGTGCGGAAAACAGTACATTTAGTGTTACATTAAGCGATGGCACAACGCAATTGCCGATTGTAACAAATCAATCAATGCCAGCATCGGCGTCGTATTCGTTTGATATTACATTCCCGCCGTCAACTGCGGACATAGCGTGGGTTATTGAAATAACAGGTGATGTGTGTTCAACAATTTCACAACCAAATCCTTTTACTATAAATCAGCTGCTTAATATAGCTATTACATTTACAGTAACAGATGATTTGGGGGATTTCACAATAACAAACGATAGTGACTTAGTATTACCAGCATCTACATCATTCCCTTCACCGCAAGGGTTTACAAAAGCAATACAAATAGAATATACAGGAGCGGGATCCCCTGTATTAACTGATCAGCCTGATATTACGGATTGGTCATACCAAAGTGGAGATCCTCAAGCTTATGGAACATTATTTAGCGTCACCAGAACGGGCGCAACTATAGACATTTCAGATTCTAATAAATTTGTAGTTGAAGTCGCCGGCGAGGTTGACGATTCAGGTACTCAAAGTTTTGTTTCTGCTATAAACTTAAGCGATATTATAACTGTTTCTAACCTATACGGCCCTATTCAATTAGGCTATTCTGCTACTAGTGCAGATGATGCTTGTTGTAATGCTAAGGCTGATTATTATTTAGATGCAGCCACCTTAGACCAATCTACAACCATATATACCGACTTAATAGGCACACCAGCCGCATTAGGTTATTATTCGGAATAATTAATCATTTAAAACAAAAAAAAATGGCAACTTACAAACAACAATCGGGAAGCACTTTAGGTAATTCCCAAACATGTCCAGTGTGTTCAGTATCTCTTTCTTTGAAATTTGATGCTACAGACGCGGATGGACTTTGCTGCGGGTCTCCTCAGTCGGTAACAAGATACGTACCTACAGGTCAGACTTTCGCAAATGCAACTACATTGTATCAAGACAACGCTCTTACTACAATTGCCGACGCTGGTTTCTACAGCGACGATGTATAATAATAAATAAAATTAAATCTTATGGCAAATTATAGAGAACTAGCCGGGAGTCCCCCTGTCCTGGGGGCCCCTGCGGCTTGCGCTTCGTGTTCGTTCAGACAAACAGACAGTCCACTTTACCAAAACCAAATACAATTGTTTTCGGAAGAAGGGGCCTCTGTTTATGCAGCGGCAACGGACACTAATATAGACACCGGGGTAACCTGGAGGCAAGCAATAGGCTATACAACGCCAACAGCGGCTAATCCAAACACAATGATAAGCACATGCCCTGATAACAACTCATACTATTATGGCGATTATTATTCAGGGACACAAACACAAGGAGCTTTATTGGTAATGGTGGATTTATTTATGGGTGCGGGCACTGTACAAAGTGGTCATGGCTATACGGTAAGATTTCAGCATAGGGCAACTTCTGCAGATCCTTGGACGGATGCTGTTGGTATGAACGGACAAACTTTTAACTCTTCTGCAACCTGGCAAGGTTATGGCGGGTCTTGGTTTTCAAGCGTAGGTGGAGATGGATGGAGACAAAATGGCGCTTATGATGTTAGCGGTGGCGGATATGGAGGACCAGGCGATCTTAGTATTGGTAGATTTTCCAGCACGCAAGCAACTCAAACATATTTATTTGCTTTTGACCAAGTAGGAGATTTTAGAATAATTGGTAATAAATTTCAAGGGCCAAATGGTCAGTGTGGTGATCCTTATAATGATAGAATAAATTATGAGTTAGTTATGGATTTTGATAGCTTATATGATGGCACAAATGCCTTATATGACTATTATGTGTCCTCCTCGCCAAGCGGCAGCAGTACCAGTGATACAACAAAATATTATATGGCATACGAGCCGTATGGTAAGTTTGTAAAGCAGTTTTATGAATATGACAGCAATGGAGAACTTGTAGCTGCGCCTTTAAGCGGTGGGCATTATTGGAAAAGATTGTCAGGCGTAACAAACCCTACTATTTTTAACCCAGAAAGCACTAACAATGGACAATACAGCGGTAATCTACTCGTTGGAACAACTGGCGCTATTACGGGATACAGCACAATAACGCAACCAGGATAAGAATGGACACAATAACTTTAATTTTTCCAAATCCCATAAATGTTTCAGTACAAATAGGTGATACAGCATATTATACCGACGATATAAACGGAGATGCAATTATAAAAATTGGTATAATAACCGACATTAACCATGGTAATAATTCAATATCATGCGAGATCGACCCTGCTGTAGATAGACCGACTGGAACATCGTTTATATTATTTAGCAAAACAAATGCTGCTAATACAAGCGCTTTAAAGGGGTATTTTGCAAAAATTAAATTTGTTGATGATAGCACTAATAAATCTGAGCTTTTCTCCGTGGGCTCAGAAATATTTGCTAGTAGCAAATAATACGTAATAATAATATATAAAACACTAGAATTATGCCAATACCATTAGGATTAGCGATGTCGGGTATAAAAGGCTTAGCAGGAATTGCTGGGGGTATTATAGGCGGCAAGAAAAGACGAAAAGAGCTAAGGGAAGCTAAAGCTCAATACAACAGAGTAAAACAGCGTATGCTCAACAGAGATACATCTAATCTATATGCAAATAGAGAAAATGTATATGAAGACTTAACTGTAAATACTCAGCAAGCAGATTTTGCGGCGGAGCAACAACAACAAGCTTTGGCTAACACTATGGATACTATGCAGGGAGCTGCTGGCGGATCCGGTATAGCTGCACTTGCTCAAACGTTAGCAAATCAGCAATCAAAAAATTTGGCTGCCGCTTCTATAAGTATAGGGCAGCAAGAACAACAAAATCAAATGGCAGAACGCTCAATGGCTAACACATTGCAAGAGCAAGAAATTGCAGGAGAATATCAGTCAAGAGCAGATGAAAAAGAAAAAGTTGAACAAATGATGGGGATGGCTCAGCAGAGACTTGGTGCGGCGAAAGCTGCAAAACAAGCGGCCACTAAATCTATTATTGGCGGCGCAACCGGTTTGGTTACAGCGGGCATGGGACAAATGGAAATGTTTGGCGGCGAAGGATTTGATTTTAGATAAAATAATATATAATGGCTATAGATATAATAAAAGGAGAACAATACGCAATAACAGGTGGAAACCCTAATGGTGGGTTTTTAGATGTTGGAGCAGTTGTTGGCGAGGCTGCTGATAAAGTTCTTAAAGTTGTAGAGAAAGAAAGAGCTAAAAGCCAAATGGCTTCCAATAGAAGGCAGATGGAGGCAGAAAAAGCCAATAGACGTATTTCTAGCTATCTTAGCAAAATGAAGTCAGGCGCTGACATTGAAGGTTTAAACAAAGAGCAAAATAAAGTTATAAAAGATTTTTTAGTAAACAAAAAAAATACATATGTTCAAGCCGCTAATTTATTGGCTACCATGTCACCCGGCGATCCGGGCTATATGGAACAAGTGGATATAATGAATTCGGTTAATCAGGATATTACAAATTTAAGTAATATTACGAAAACATACAAGCTTAACCAAAAAGATTTATTAGAAGATTACCAAGAAAATTTACTTTCAGCTGGCGACCCATTAAGGTTAAACCAAGCGGCAAGTATTTACAACCGCGATGCTGTATTTAATCTTGATGAAAATGGGTCTATGATCTTTGATGTAGATGGGAAAAAAATTAACTACGCTGATTTTAACAACCCAGCGCCCAAGGCTACTAATTCAGCCACTGCTATATTAAAATTAACTGATAATGTTTACAACACATCATTTAAAAACGGGCAATCTTTAAATCAATACAAGTTAGCAAATATAAGGTCGCAAATAGAAGAGGTTATTGGTGGAAATCCAGATATAGCGAGATCTTTAGTTATGGACAATCTTCTCACTAATACGCCATTAGCTATAA